TCAGAAATTGTTATAACTTTGTTAGTTGTAAAGGGAATGTAGTCGGTAATACCTATTGATGGTGCACCCGCACTATTTGTCATACCAACAAGTAACCCCGGATTGAAAAGAGTCCATGCTCGATCTGATTCCTCAAACCGAGCATGGGATATAATATCTTCACCGGTAACCAGCTTTAGGCCGAGTGCCGGATACTTTTTAGGCATTAGTGATCGCCTAGCACGCCCAGAATTTCGTGATAGTGGTGCTCACGATCCGCAAGACCAAGGTCACCACCATTGACAAGCTTTGTCATTCTACGAACATCGCCCGTATCAGCAACCTCATTCAGACCACGAGACTTCCAAAACCAAGCAGCCGAGCGAGCAGCGCCCTCGGGCGTCTCAAGGTATGAAGGATCAGATGCCAAATCCTTACCAAGACCTTGACCGCACCGCATATAATTGCTACGACCTGTTAGCTGAATTAGGCCGCGACCACGGAAAGCCCAACCGTCACCCTCATTCACGTTACCGAGATTCTTTGCACCCCATGCACCACCATAGATGATGTTTGCAATGCCTTCCTGATTAGCAGGCTTCTTAGTCGCATCGTCACGACCAACCTCAGCAGCCTGTGCGGCCGTGATGCGGGAACCGAAGAGCGCCGTCAGAGCAGATGCCTTGTAATTCAGATTTTCCTTAATCGCGCTAAACTGAGCAGACTCATGAGCGACCTGAGATAGGAATCCTGCAATACGCTTAGGAGTATTAATCTCAAATTCATTACAAGCTGCAATTAGAGCATCCGCATATGCATTAAGATTATTCGGATTGGCCTTAGGGAAGGCCTTGCGCAGAAGTTCTGCTGTTAGCATTTGTTTCTCCTTAGTGACGAGAGTTTAATTCATCAAGACGGGCCTGAAGCAGTTGACGCTGCTCTTTGGCAATTCTATGGTCGGCGAGAGTATATGCGATTTCATGACACATACGCCACTCTGTATATATCTTAGCAAACCGATCTGCGGCTGCTTTAAATTTCTCTAACATCTCTTTCTCCAAATAAGAAAGGGGAGAGGCTTAACCTCTCCCCCAAGTTGGGCTGATTTGATCAGCCGTTTAGTTGTTGGTTTTCTGTTGATGGATCCGAGATGTCTACCTTGCGGGGCTTCTTATTATCAGGAATGATATTCTCCAGCCACACCTTCAGAAGACCGTTAACCATCTCAGCATTCTTCACCTCAATGGTGTCAGCCAGATGGAATTCACGGCGGAAGGCACGATCTGCGATTCCCTTGTGAAGGAATGTCGGACCATTCTCATCATTCTTAGCATGACCACGGATCAGAAGCTTGTTGTCATGAATTTCAAGCTCAAGGTCTGAGCGACCGAAACCAGCAACGGCAACTTCGATCACATACTTATTCTCATCAACCTTGACGATATTGTAGGGCGGCCAACCCGGGACAGCCTTAGACAGGCTCTCAGAAGCCTCAAACAAACGCTTTTGAATGTCATTGAAACCGATTGCATACGTGTCCAGCTTGGACAGATCGGGAAAATAAACCATTTAGTGTCTCCTTGAATAAGCGAGATTGATATAGACAGCATCCCCAGATGGGCAATGCTGTCTATATTTAGCAACTAATCACCCTTCTGTCAAGGGCAACTCATTCATTTCTGGAAGAAGAAATGAGAGATCAGGCGGCGAATATGTCTTAGGCTTTAGAACCTTACCATTCGCATCCTTAATAAACTTACCGTCAACAAACTTACTCATGTTCGAACGATGCACTTCAGCAAAGCAACGATCCAGATCGATACCGTATGCATGACCCGCACCATAGATCACATAGAGTAGATCAGTTAGAGCATCAGCCACTTCTACAATATCTTGATTAAGCATGGCATCACCAAGCTCACCAAGCTCCTCATCAATCAATTTAAATCGTAGAACCTGAGTATCTTGATCAGGCCACACTGGAGTCTCATTGACTTGCTGCTCACCCGAGCGCATAAAGTCAGCAACCATAGTAAAATTCGACATAATCACTCCTTTACATTATTACCAATAGTGGATTGCAGGAACCAACCATGCTTCTTATGTGAGGCTAGACGACCCGCAAGAAAATCGGATACGTCATATGCACCAGCATTCTCAGCCGCCTCATATGCAGTCTTAATCGTCATGATAACCTTGTCATTATCAAGCGACAGATTCATAAGCATCGTTCTAGCATCAGGAACCGTATCTAGTTCGATGAGCGTAGTCAGCTGTCTAAAACGATTCAAGCTACCCGGAGCATATGCACCAGATGAGCGAATGAATTCTGCGAGCGGATCAATTGCACCACTCACATCCTCATAGATCAGACCAAATAGCTCATGATACTCTTTGAAGTTTGGACCCTGCACGTTCCAATGATAGAACTGAGTCTTTACACCAAATACAAACGTATCGGCTAGAGCGACCTTAAGTGGTTCAATAAAGTCGGCCATCAGCTACCCCTTTTCTTTCCGATGGTATACTTTGCTTCTAGAAGCCAGTCAGACTTCTCTTTATGAGAAAGCACCTTGATCTGTGAGATGGGCGCGATCTTATCCTTTGTCATATCTGGATTCACAATCTCAACCAGACCCCATTCCTCTAGAAGATTGACGATGGTATTTCGACGCATCTCATCTTCTTCTGCAAAGTTGGTTGGCTTACCGTCGAGAGCAAATAGCTCCTTGAAGTGTACGATAAAATACCTACGCTGCTTATGAAGAATGTGGCATGACTGATAAAGAGTCTGGTCCTTGCGAGAAGCAACACCAATGCGAGTGAGAGTTTCCTTGATCTTCAGGAAGTCCTCAGGATTCTTCAGTCTTACTTCTACCATTTCTGCTATATCTATCATCAGCTCCACCCTTCTTAGTCCTATCATGGATTACGGCGAGCTGGTTAGCAGTTAGGACAGTCAGATAGTCCTTAGCTCGATTGTAATTGCACTCATAGTATTCCATGACGGCTTTAATATCGTTGTCATCAGAGGGCTTTGGCCACTTGTTAGACTTGCGGCGTCTAGACCTCACAGTATTTATTAGATAGTCATGTTGTAACAGGTTATCTAGATGCCCACGCTGGTTCATCTCGTTAGCATAGAGTACCGTATCGATGTGAAAGGACAAGGCCTTGTTCACTAGAAAGGGAACATAGGTCTTATCCGCTACATCTTTAGTCTCGCCTCTGAAGTAATCATGCTTGGATTCAGCAACGGCTTTGACGATATCAAAGACGCCAAGCTTTGCATCTTCGCTCATTTCCATTCGCAATCCATCATAACCTGCGTCAGGCAGGCTGCAAGATTGATTTCAGGATTTACAACAAAGGCAGACTTGTATTGATAGTCGGCCAGAATCAAAACCAGATTAGGAATGCTACCGGGCTTCATGAAGTCATATGCACTATCATAAAGCTGACGATAGACAGTATTCTGGTCAATCGTAGCATTCTGCCCAATCCACTGGCGCATAGAAGTGAAATCCTTTTCTCGCAGCATCTTCACCAGAGCCTGAAGATCAGTATCGGTGATATTAGCAAGAACACCAGCATCAATTGCACCCTTAGTCGAGTACCGCTGAAGCTCGTTAAGGACTCGGCGCCAGTCAGGAAAATACTTCTTGATAACCTCTGCAACAATCTTCTTATCGAATTCGATGTTCTCGGTCGTCAGAATATTGCAGGCGCGCGACATAAACTGCGCGGCAATAGCAGGCTTATCCTTACCGCCAATCTTGAAATCGATAATTGAGCATCTAGAATGCAGAGGCGCAATGATCTTATTCTTGAAATTGCAGGTGAGAATAAAACCGCAGTTGTGTGAGTACTGCTCCATGAAATTTCGGAGAGCAGGCTGAGTATGATGCGACAGATAATCGGCCTCATCAAGGATCACATATTTGCGACCACCCCAGAGCGAGACAGTCGATGCATACCCAAGGATGCGAGTCCGAAGGGTATCGATGTTACCATCCATCGAGCCATTGATAATGATATAGTCGGCGCCGATTTCTTGGAACATTGCTTTGGCTACGGTAGTCTTACCGATGCCTGCCGGACCAGAGAGAAGAAGGTTCGGCACAGTCTTGTCGTCTACAAACTTCTGAAATGTAGCCTTCAATTCATCAGGAAGGATACACTCAGAAATAGTCTGAGGTCGGTACTTCTCGACCCAGAGAAATTCACTGTCGGTCATCTCCATGTTCATCCTCATCATCATTTAATGTATCGGTTGCCAGACTGTCAGCGATGTTATAAAATATCATCGCCGCTTGATCAGTACCTAGACTTTTCACATAACCTTTGGTAACCACTGCTGCCAGGGCCGCAAGTACTTCAAGTTCGCGGCCCTGGTTATGCGCTGACTCCACTAGTTTGTGGAGCCAGATCATAAGAGTGGTTGTAGAAACCTCATTCACTTCTTAGGAGTCGAACACGCGACCCAATATTCAATGTCACCAGTCTTGGACTTGAAGTGAGCCATACCATTAGTCACACTCACTTCATAGTCGCGCGGCAGAAGCTTGAGGTTCTCAATTGCAAACACT